CGTTAAGTGCACAGTGTTAGTCATGTTTCTGACTATCACGCTAGTTTCGCTCCACACCATCAGTGGAGCTGTGCTTTCGCACACCCCTGCCCCACACACCGTGGCCACGACCGCAACCATCGTGGCAGCGCTTGTGGGCCTCGCGCCTTCGTCGCGCACGGCTGCAACCCATGTTGCGAGTGTGTTTCTCTGCTACACCCGCATCCAGCCACACCTGAGTCCCACTATCCTCAGGAACGGGTTCGCCAATCTACGCCCGGTTCGCCGCAGCGTGGCCACGAACCACACGCATCCACAAACTGCTGCCGACCGCACTGTCGCCATGCACATGTGCCGTGCGTATTTGACAGACCATGGACTGGTACCTTACGACCTCGGCATGTCTCCCCGCACTCAACGCGTCAACGGGGAGGGCCAGAGGCTGTTCTACCACGCCAAAGACACCGCCCTTACTTACACCAACGACCGCCGCAGACGTGACCACGGCCTTCTCATGGTGGATGTGGACCAGCATTACGACCCCGCCACTTTTGCCGAGAACCGCGTCACGGCCATGTACGCATTCCAGCCCAGCACTGTAGCCCACAACCATGGCGACAGTGACACCAAAGGCGAGTACTGCTTCACCTTTCACGAGGACGGATCTGTGCAGTACGACGTGAACGGCGGCGCCACCTACACCCACGACGTGTGGAACTGGCAACACGACACAGTAACCGTGTGCCGACGTTTTCTAGGCGTACCGTACACCACCACCTCGTTCCACGTCGAACACCACAACATCGATCCACACCACCAAATCATTGTCCTGATTCCCTTCAGTCACCACTGGGGCCTATCCGGATTCGTGGCGTGGCACTCCACTGTCCACAACACCGTGGAACGACTGCGCATGAGCACCGAGGGGTCCAACTCTCTGCGCATCATCACCCCCACGTCCCACAGCATCTCTGTCGGACCTGCGGGCTCGTATGTCCATGCTGAGATCCCCATGAAAGCATGGGATGCCCTGAAACAGAGCTCCCAACACGGCCAAAGCAAAATCACCATGGCCACAGTCGAAGGTCTCATCAAGCGCGCCACCACCAGCGCGTATGAGACCAAGCTTGAAGCGACGGCCCTCATCGGAACTCTGCGCAACCTTCTCCGTGCCGAGGACGCCCCCGTCGTCTCCCTGCACGACGGGATGGTGGTCTACCAAAACGGAGAGGACTACGACCCCGACGCCAAGCCCGTGCTGTCCGTGTTCTGCAACCCCATCTGCCCATACGCCCTTGTCCCTGCGCGCACAGCAGGCAACGAACGCCTGGGCATTGACAAGCGCGTCACTGGACCACAGAAGCAAGTTGCCTTGACCCAGCACCTAGACAGATGCATCCAAGAGTTCGTCACCGAACTCATGGGCGGCATTATTCTGGACCCGCTCGATGTCACCCAAGTGGCCGAGATTCAGAAACGCCCGACACAGGTCATGCAGATCGAACAGTCGCAGTGGATATCCGAGGACAAGACAGCCATCACCACCTCTTTCATCAAGAGCGAGAACGGCGGAAAGCCACGAATGATCTCCACCATCCCGCCCAAGACCAAGGTTGAATACTCCCGATACATTATGGCTTTTGCCGAACACGTCAAAGAAA